CGCTATGCGATTCTCTGCTATCGTGGATCTTGAATTTATGCCGTTGGTGTCGTATAGCCCTGACAGAAGAGAGCAGATCACTTGGTAAACTTCACCGTCTATCCGTATTGATGCATTGTCCAACGCTTTCAATAGCCATGTTATGACTTTTAGTCTATCTTCCAAATGCATACCCGGCGGTGCATTATACTGCATAACGGTGGCTAGAGTTATATAATGCAGTTTGAGTAATTTCTTTGGATGGTTGTCTTGGTAACCTGCCATGTCAGTACACAAAACTGTCATAGGTACATCATGCACACAAGACAGCAACACTTGTCTGGACATACTCTTGCGCAACTCGACCCAAGCATCGCTACCAGCATCTCCACCTTCTATGAGAGTCATCTTTTTATCACTGTCGCCCAATAGATATGACAACAGCAAGAAGCTCTTGGTATCAACGGAGGCCAGTGAGCGATCATTGCCATCCTCATCCTTCTGAAACAAGGCCGACTTGATCGCTGGCTCAGCATTATGCAACCAGTTCTCTATGTCCCTACTCTTGAGTGAATCCAACTGCATTTTCTTAGTGCCTCTGATCTTACTCTTGCTTCGGACAGACTCCCTGATTTTGGCCACCTGGTGTAATCCCACTGAGCTTGCAACTAACTTCTTGATTTGTTTGGCACTAACCATCACTTCAACAGCACTTCCATCATACCCTTGGGGGTCAGAAGTGATTGTCACTAAGCTAGGTTTGGGCTCGCCTCTGCTAATGAGCAAATGCTTGCGGCTCAACCTCTCCGAGTCGAGAGCCACTTTGAAATTGCCGTTGTGTGGCAACACTATCTGGACACTATCTCTCATGCCGCTCTTGACTGCGTGTGTTCTTATGGTATTAGTGCCCCTGATGAGAGTGGAACACCTATCTAGTAAGTCATCACTGATTGCCGCTGGTACTGAGACGCTGAATCCAGGTGCATGGCCGCTCGGCGCATATTGCAATCTGTTACGCACATACGTGTGCCAATCCATTTCGAACATCTCGCTGGTTAGATGCGGTACCACTTGTGCCCATATTCGACTCAATTCTCTGTCCATGTCTCTATAGTACGACTCAGAAGTAAAATCGAAACCATCAAAGGTTGTCAGACTATCATCTAAGTCTCTAGTGCGCATCGCGATATCCTCTTCAGGATCCGTTTTCCAACCTCTCCCAGCGAAGAAGTTGAGGCTGAGCAAACTAGAGGCTTCTAGCGTGGTCATGCCTACTCCATTATATCTACACTCCTTCCCAATCTGTGAAGATATCTTCTTGGCAGCCTTCAGCATTGTGTGTCTATCATTGCAACACAAGTTGGTATCACGTAGTATCGACATCAATCTAGCACGATAGGGGTGAAGTGCTATCGTCAAAGCAATAATACTCATCGGAACCTGCCCCACATCATCAAGTGTCCAATCAAGCATCGACCGAATGTCATGCAGAATCGTACTACCAGTAATCTTGTCGTATTGCTTGACACCTTCTAACACTAACTGAAGACGTGTGCCAGCAGTAGTGGCTTCATCCTTGTTTCTGAAACCCACATAATTAGCGGATTTGGGATTAGCCGCCCACTTCCTCCTTGAGGTTGGCTTAACGCAAAACACTGCCACATACGGTTTGGGCAAGGTGGAACCAAAGTTGCCTACATCGAACGTTGGAACGAAT